AAATGTAATCTCTTAACATTTGTTACCTCTCTTTTACACTATATAATATAGTAAAATAAAAAGCAGTTGTCAATAGACAACTGCCAATTTTATGTAAATTTTTGTTTACATTATTCAATAGTACATTGTTCTTCTACATCACCGGATAGTAATTTTTCTATTTCTTCGTCAGTTAGTCCTAATGCTTTCAATTTTTCAATATCCCATTTCTTTTGTGTTTTTTCATTTAACCAGTTTAAGAAATTGGGTTCTTCTTTACTTTCGTTTTCTTGTCTTTTAATTTTGATTTCACCGAGTTTCTTAAATTTTCCGAAAGCTGATGTGTGATTCATTTGTTTCCATTCGTCTTTACCCATAGCATAAGGTTCCTTTTCTAAATCTCTAATTGGAAATTCTGCTAATGGAACAGGATTTACAATTTGAGCTGCATAAACATCTGTAAAATCATTTGGATTATGATAACTAATACTTAAATCCGAAATAAAATTAGTTGTTGGGTCTGTATAATCAAGACTACCATATTCATCTACTTTAACAGTTGGACTTACTTTAATAAAACTCATTATTTTATCAAGTTGTTCTTTATTAACTAATCTATATCTTGGGAATTTAGTAGAACCCATATAAAGTAATTCTACTGCGTATGCGTTTTTGAGTTGGTTAATGACTTTTACTTTATCTGGTTCAGCACGATAACTAACAAATCCATTTCTAGTGATACATAGTTCAGGATATTTCTTATTTAGTGTTTTTGCTAATCTCAACCAAATACCACCGTGGCATGTAGCATCAGTTACTTCTAGGATTGAATTTGCTTTGCGTTTTTTACCACGAATTAAATAAAAGAATGCTGATTGCCAATCTTCTTCAGTTAATCCATTATTATAGCAGTGAACATAATAGTGAAGCATTTCGTGGACTAATGTATTTCTAAATGTAGATAAAGTCCAGTCATCTTTTTTATTAATTCTAATACAAATTGGGTCAAATTTTTTATCTCTATAATTAACAGTAAATGCAAATTGACCTTCAACACCACCACCAATAGATTTTATTTCAAATGGTAATTTAGCAAGTTTGCCTTCAAAATACTTTTGATTGAATTTATCAAATGCTTTCTCACAAAATTCATTATCTATCTCAATAGTCTGGTAATCAGTTTCGTCAATAGTTACTTCTTGCTTGGTTTCAGGTTCTTCTGCTTCTTCTTTCTTTTCTCTGTGTTTGATTGGTGCTATAACCAAATTACCATTCTTAATATATTCATCTACTGTATTTTTAAGATTTGTAATTTTAGCTGTAGCACGGTCATCTAGTTTAAAATTCATAAGTATGAAAGATAACATATTTTTGACTTTCATAGAGTTCTTTTGGTTCTTTTTCCAGGAGTTATATGCGTGGATTGCTTTCCAATAGTAATCCATTTGTTGTGGTGTTAAATCATCTGCTAATTTTTCATTCAAAAATTGTTCAAATTTCATTATTGCTCCATATTTATTTTAAAAATTTTAGCCAATTCGGTCATTCTCTTTTTTACTGCTTCAGCTAGAGCATTATATTCTTCACGATACTTATTATAAGCTGCCATTTTAGTAGATAATTCTTTTCGTCTTTTCATAAATGAATCAAATGAAAGACTTTTACTCTTTTGATTTAATACAGGGAATGATACATTTAACAAAACATCTTGCTTTTCGTTCACTTGATATGTGGAATCGTAATAGAAATCGGCACGTTCAAACCAATAACCATCTTTAGTTTTCTTATCTACTACTGCAAGAACATCGTTGGTTCCAGGAATACTAATTGAAGCCGCATAATTTGAATGTGCGGGCACATATTCATATCCTTTATCTAAATTTTCACAAAAACATTTGACTACATCTTCAACCGTTGGGAATATAACATAATCTTTTGTTAATTTGTAGTTAAAATCAACATCTTCTTTTTCTACATCAAATTTAGCTTCTTTTAGTATATCAAGTGCCTCGTTTAAATCCATTTTAACCTCGTAAATCGTATATTTTATTTATAAATATAGTATGAATTTATACGAAGCCGCAGATATATTACATAAAAATGGGTTTTTAATGGAATCATCAATTAAGGGTGATTTCGCAAAAGGTGAAAAAGGCGGTGAACCTTATTTTGATTTGCCAAATGATTATACTTATGAAGATGCTAGACGATACTTTATGGAAGCAATTTATGGTAAATTAGATGATGAAGATATACAAATTTATTGGGATAATTATTTGAGAAAATCCCGAATAAAACAATTTGAAACAACATATAAGCAGTTTGAAGATTACAAAAATAACACTAAACAAATTAAACTATATCGTGGTTTAGTGATTACTGGCGGAAATGAAATAGATATGGATAAACCAGGTGAATGTTGGTCTTTTAATCAAGCCACAGCTAGACGATGGGTAGAAAATATCTGGGATATTATGGTTATTAACCACAAAGTAAATGCTGATGAACTCCATAATAGTAAGAAAGTTATTTTGTATGGAACAACAACATTAGATAATTGCCGTTTACCATATTCTATATGGCTTGCAGGACGATTTGAAAGACCCGAATGGGAAGTTCGTGTAAAAGACGAATCAAAAGTTAAGATTATTAAATCAAAAGAAATAGAATAATGACTGATTTTGCTAGTGAATTTAAGAAAGTATTTGGTAATAGTTGCCCACCACAGACGGACTGGACACAACCAAGGTATTTTGATTCATTAAACAATGATTGCTATGGTAGTGAAGCAGCTCTTATGGCATCATTGACTAGCGAAGCATATAATAAGTATGGATTATCTGTTTATTATTTTGTTAAAGAACACGATACCAAGTTTGACCCAGTTTATGGAGAAGACCAATTAGAAAATGTAAAGAGAAGATTTGCTTTACAGGTCTATGCTGAAAACATTCCACAATTACAGAAACAATACGAACTACAAGGAATGATTTATACAGAAATCATAGAAGTTCAATGTACAATTCAACACTTTGCTGAAGCAAGTAGATACGATTGGAAAACAGAAAATCCAAATGCGTATGAAAGTATTGTTCCTAAAATTGGTGATTTGATGTATTTTAAGTATTCCGACCTTTATTACGAAGTATTGAATGTAAAAGACTTCGCAGAAGGTACAACATTCCTATCCACACCAATTACATACAAGTTTAGTTTGAGAGTTTGGAGAAATTCTCACGAAAATGTGGATGAAATGAATGTAAATGATGATAATATGGAACATTTACGCAGTTATGTTGAATTGGGCGAAACCTTTAATGTAGATTACGATATGGGTAAACACGATGCTGCACATGAATTAAATCCTGATGCTGCTAATGTAGAAGTTCACCCTGAGTATTCACCAACACCAACAAGTGTTGTTAAGGCTAGTGGTGATAAACTTGCTATTAATGATAATTTGAAAGAAAAAGAACAAGACCAGGCAATATATCACCCTGAAACTGATGAAAACAAAAAAGAGTATTACAGAATAGACCCTTTTGATGGGTGGTAATATAAATAATAAACAAAATAATGTGAGGTGATTATATGATTCAAAAGAAATGTAAAATTTGCGGTGAATGGTTTGATAGCAAGAAGATTGCTATGCATTATTGGAACATTCACAAAAAGAAATATAGCGAATATAAAACTGATGAAGAAACCCGAGAAATAGAAGGAGAAGAAAATGAGAAGAGTACCACCAAGAAAACCACAACCAAAGCCAGTTCCACCAACACAGGAACCCAAGAAGTAGTAATTCAGGCAACTCCGATTGAAACCGAAACAGTACAAGAAGGTACTGTTCAAGTTCCTACAGTGGAACCTATTAAAGAAGCAGAAATGTGGAAAGAAACAGCCCATTTGTTTGATGATATTCCACAAAATAATGAAGCTTCCAATGAATTACGCAGAGTGTATAATCCAGGTGGAAGCGAAACAGTGAATGAATGGTGTAATTAATGAAAATACTGACTCCAACAGGATATCAGCCTTATTATAAGATACAAAAGAAAACCGCTGATTGTATAAAGATTGTTTTTACCGATGGTACATCTATTACTTGTAGTAAAGACCACCGATTTGCTTGCTATGATTATAAAATTTTAGACAATAAAGAATATGAAATAGTAGCAGAAAAATTAAGAAAAGGTGATACACTAGAATATGGTAGAAGACTAGGTCCTAAAACAGTTGATAATATAATTCCAATGGGTGTACAAACAGTTTACACACCCGTTATGGTTCAAAATGGTAATAAGTATATAGCAAATGGTGTAGTTAATTATAACTGCTCATTTGAAGGTTCATCTCCAACACTTGTTGATGGTGAAATCTTAAAAACATATTTACCTTCCGACCCAGTGACGATTAAATACAACTATGCTATGAACATTTATGAAGAACCTCAACCAGGTTTTGTATATGTTATGGGTGTAGATAGTTCTACTGGTGTAGGTCAGGACTATTGTGCGTTCCAAGTATTAAAAATCGTTAATCGTGATTTATACGAACAAGTTTGTGTGTTCAAACATAATAAAATCAAGCCAGTAGACTATGCTCAAATCATAGCAAAAACAAGTGAAGCCTATAATAATGCTATGATGATTGTTGAAAACAACGATTGCGGTAGATATGTTACAGATGAATTATGGTATAACATTGGTTGCCCTAATGTAATGAATACTGATGGTAAGGGAATTGGAACCCGTGCTACTCCTGCGAGTAAATTAGACGCTTGTATGGCATTAAAGAAGGTTGCTGATGCTCATAAACTAATTCTACACGATGCCGAAACAATTTATCAGTTATCTCGTTTTGAACAAATTAGTCCAAACCATTTTAGAGGTGCTAAAGGTTGCCACGATGACCTTGTTTCCGGTTTATATTGGGCAGTGTATTGCTTATCACTACCACAATTTGATTTGGATGCTATACAAGTTTCATCACCAACCACAGTTGTAGATGATTACGCACCACCTCCATGCTTGTTTGACGAATCAAACGATAATACAGATTTTTGGAAAAGTTTTAATTAAATATGTTATTTGCTAATCACATAATCCCACGATTAGGGCAAAGTGCTGAAGACAAGGAATGGTATGTTCGTGCTATGATGGATTCATTAAACGAATATATGCAGGATATTGAGACTGCTATGAACATTCCACAATTCATGATTGCCGGAGTTACAACAGTTCCTGGAACACCACCTGTTCCAGTACCAATTACAGCTCCTGTTGGGCAAGTATCTAGCAAACATATCAGATTAACATTCCCAGAAGTCAAAGCGGCTATGTGGTGTGGCGAAGGTTCACAAACATTTCCTAATTTGTTCAAACTATTTGCGTCTAAACTAATGTTGAACTTTAACAATGTGTATTCTACAACAATAGTTAGTGGATTAACTGGTTTTACATTTGATGCTGTAACCCCATTCACTACAATGGGTACCGCATTTATGACAGAAATTATGGCTATTGGAGCCGCTGGAAATATGAACCCAGTATTATTTCACAATACATTAGATAGATATTTAAATCTCGCATTTAAATCTATTATTCCTGTGACTATGCCATTCGTAGGCACTGGTATGATACCAACTGGAGCATTTACTGGCACAGTTACAATAGCATTTCAACAGGTAGCATTAGCATGATAGCACAAACATATAATAATTATTGGAAAATGGATTTGAAAGAACTACCTACAATGGGTAAGTTATATCCTGAAGATACAATAATTAAAATCCGTCCTTTGAATGTTCAAGAAATCAAATACTTATCTACTATTAGTGAAGAAAATGCTACTGATATTGTAAATGAAATCCTTGAAAAATGTTTGTTGTTAGATAAAATAAAATTTGAAGATATTTACTTGGGTGATAGAGAATACTTTGCTTTTTGGGTTCGTATTAACTCATTTACAAAGAACAATGGTTATGATATTACCATTAAAGAATGTGAAAGATGCCACAATTCATATAACACTAACATTAAACTAACAGACTTTGAAGAAAAATATATCACTGAAGACGAACAAGCAATAGATTTACCTGATGCAGGTATTACATTGAAGTTAAAATACCCAACTATTCGTGATTTGAAAATCAAATGTGAAGATAAAGAAATAGAAAATATCATAAGGCATTTGAATATAGATAATCCTGATGTAGTTATCCTAGAACAATTCGTAAAGAATTTGAGTGCTTTGGATTTTAACATTCTCCAAACCACAGTAAACAAGATGGCTATTGGATTTAGCCACGATATAACCATATATTGCCCAATGTGCGGTCATCCACACACATATAACATTGAATATAGTGATTTAGGTCTATTAGGTTCTGTAAACTTGTTTGAAATTCTTGATTTAACACTACGATTAGCCAAGACAATGAATTATCAGATACAAGATAACATGCCTTGGATGGAAGTAGAAATCCTACAAGAAGCAGCTAATAAGATTGCCGAAGAAGAAAGAAAACAACTTGAGAAGGATAATGGCAAAATCACTATGAATCGTTCAATGATTTAATGCTACAGTTCTCAAAAACAATAAAATTTATCGCAGTTGTAGTATTTTAACTATATTTAACATAAATGAAAACAAATTAATAGTCTTTTAAACTTAATCCACTAAACTTATAGCAAGGAGGCTACGAATAAGGAATTAATTTATGGCAAAACAAGATGAAGATAAAAAGTATTATGTAGATAACGCAAGATTAAGACAAGTTATCATTGAATATAATCGTATGAACCCTGATGACAAGCGGTGATTGGTGTCCTTCATATCTACAACGATTGGAGAACAAGTATCTTAAAGGCAAGATGCCAGAAGAGAAATACAACACAGCTAAACAGTTCATTATTAACAAAGCAAAATCAATTAATGAACTCCAGGAAACATACTCAAAGATGTCCGCTGAAGAAAAACGAGCATATAGGCAGAAATTGGATATTCTCAAAAATGAAATGTGCGAGTATTTCTTAAAGATTATTAACGGTCGTATAAATTCATTTAGACTTCGTTCAAATGGTTCTTTAAAGAACCACGAAGATATTAACGATATTGTTCAGGACGCATTTATCGCTGTTATGACCTATATTAACAGATACAACGATGAATTGGCTACTTCTGCTTTCGCTTATGTTACTCAGTTGGCGACCAATAGTATCTTATTCTCATTGAATGAAATTAAGGAACGTGAACAGAAAATGGTTACTGGTCTTGATTTCTATGATAACTTGAATACTATTGATGACCCTCATAGTATGGATGGTATTAACAAGTTTGTGGAGTAATTATGTTTTTACCAAACAGCTTAAAATGTGATGGTTATTCTTCGGTTGAGTATTTGTATGAACATTTACCTGAATCGGCAAGAGAATTTTTAGAACCAATGAAAGATAATAATGGAAAAACTAGATTATATCCTTGTTATTTGAAACGATTACCAATAGAGGAATTAAATATACACGAAGGTTTCGTTGTTAGAATTATGGGTAGAAATGGAAACCCAATTTTTCCAATAGTAACTAAATCTGGTGATACAAAATGGTATACTGCCGTTACATTAAATGTTCCTATTGATTTTGATTTAAATAGTTTATACGAATTTAAGGAGTAATATGAAAGAAACTGAAATAGAAGTTACATTACTTGATATTAAGAATTTGTATGAATACTTTTATACAATGTATCGTCAACCAGGTCTTTCGTATGATTGGTCTTTGATTACTTGTAAGAATATAAAGTATTTGGAAACACCATACAACCAGATTAGTAAGGGTGTGTATAACGAAGAAAATGACCCTAAATTCTTTGAGTTTAGAGATAAATACGAGAAACTTGTAAAGAAGTACGCAGATCGTGATGACCAGGGTAGTATCGTTTATGAAAACGAACAACCACGCAT